TGGCCCAAGTGCTTCAGACGGTCGATTACCTGCGGAAGCAGGATCTCGATCGCCGGAAGAGCGAGGCTCGGCTGTATACGTCAAAGCGTTCCTCGAGGTTAAAGTTAACTGGCCCACAAGGCTTGTTAGCTACCTCTCAGGAAAAGCTTAATACGGCGTATGGCAACCGGGTCCCGTGGTGGGCCCAACCGCAAGGTCCTGGCAATTCCCAAACGACATGGGACTTTAAAGCTGAGAAACGAAGCGGAGTTATGACCGCGGAAACTCGGCTGATACCAGGGCAAAGAGTGATCGAAACAGTTTCGACTGCAGGCACTCCGCCAAAAACGGAGACGTCTACAGTTGTGCAGTCAGTGACTGCCTTTACGAAGGTTCTGGATCGAGTACTCTCGGTAGATGGCGATCATATACATCCAAATCGCCATACCTTTCGAGTCCGACGAATCGGTAACGGAAGTGGGGTGAGTTGGGCTGGAGACAGCCGCAATTACACCCGCATAACCGGAGCCGGGGTTGTCGGATTTGGACTAAGCGGATCATTCGTAGATCAGTCGGCATTCGTCTATAATAAGGCGTTGTCCGACCTTTATGAAAAGATCCGAGGTGATGTAGACCTCTCTGTCGATGCCTTCCAAGCTCGACAAGCTGGTGTGATGGTCAACCAAAGATTCAAGCAAGCACGGGAGCTCTTTTTAAAGAAGGCTCCTTTCGCCCTTGTTGAAATGGTCAAAATCACACAAAAGCTGAGAAGGTCAAACCCCCGTGATTGGGGGTCTATCTGGCTGGAATGGACCTATGGATGGAAACCCCTCGCGGGGTCCATCTTCGGTGCAGCTGACCAAATGGTAAAGGTCGCCACTTCTGGGAGTGTTCGCAGCTTACCCGTTAAATCGAGTGCCTCTGAGAAGGGGGACTCGAGGACGACGTCGACGATAGACGGACAAGGTGTGGTCCGGACGAAGGCTGAGGAATCAACCTATACGTCCCGGATTATTGCCCACTACGCTATCCCGACGACACGTCTCAACGCCGTCGCAGGCCTAACCAGCCTGAATCCTGTGTCCATAGCATGGGAGCTTGTTCCTTACTCCTTCGTAGCCGACTGGTTTGTCGACATCGGAGGGTACTTAAGGAACATGGAGTCTAGTCTACTGTACCGCACTGACTTCACCGGAGGTTACACCGTGGCCCGTTCTAAACAAACGGTCACGGAGACAGCTGGTGGAGGCAATCCTGCGTACTTTGTAAGCGCCACTGGAAGCGCCCAGACTACGGAATTCGCGCGAGCGGTCCTAGGATCCTCGCCGATGCCCCGAGCCCCGACTTTCAACCCAAAGTTAGGAACCTCAAGACTCATTTCGGCCGCATCACTTCTAAGCCAGCAGTTGCACAGCTTGAAGCATAAGCGGTAGGGTTAGGAGAGATCATCTCCTTAAATATGATATGCGAGCTATACGCACGTCTGCAAAGACGGTTCTGGATTTAGCATCCAGGGCATAACTTCCATCGTGAGAGGACCACTTTGTGGTTATCATCACTCAGTAAAGGTATACCTAATGTCCGCAGTCGCTAATATCGTTCTTAACGACGCACAGGGAACTCCTGTGGCTCACACTTTCATCCCGTTGGGTCCGGATGCTTCCGGTACCTGGTGGTGGGAAGATCAGACCGGCACATCGTCGATCGCTTATAACAGGATCTCGATGCAACTGGTCCGTCCTTCTCCCGCTCAGGCCGGTCAGAATTCGGATAAACGTGTCAACCGCGTCAAAGTTGGGCTTCATACGCCCAAGGTGGAGGCTCTCGGTGTCGCGGATTCGGGCTATACGCCCAGTCCGACCATCGCTTATACTCCCCGATGCAACATTGAGTTCATCATGTCGGAGCGTGCACTTCTCCAGGATCGGAAGGACCTGCGTAAATATGCAGACTTCCTCCTGGCTGAGACGCAGCTCACCAACATGGTGGAAAATCTCCAAAACGTGTTCTGATCTTCTAGAACACCTACAGGAGAAACTCAATGGTCAAGCAAGCGGGGTCTCCCCCGTCAATGCGCGAGATCTTTTTCGCGCTTTGCAAGAAGGTTGACACCCCAGTGTCCTTGGGTGCTTGGTTGAGATTCGAGCATGACCAGCTCGCCCTCGCCAAGATGGAAATAAACCCGAAGGATTATCAGGAAGCCGAGGCATTCGCAAAGGACTACCTGGTCGTAAGTTTCCTTTCCAAGTGGAAGGGACTGAAGACCGGGCTGGACTTGGATGCCGAGGCACTTCAGCGCTTCATTGCCGCTGAAGACATCTGTCGAGAGACAAACTTGCGGATCCGAAAAGCGCGACTCGGAGGGATAAACCCCTTCGTCGCCGCAGTGATATACACTGCTCAGCGGAAAATTGCTGCGCTAATCGGGCCTGCGAGTTATTTCAAGATAGAGCCCTGGTTTGGATGGGGACCGGGTGCGACGTACGAGATTCCTCGGCGACGTGCCTTTGTCGATACGAAGATG